AAACTGCTTAATTCTAAAGTTTATCATAGGAGCTTGTTGAATAAATTGAAAGACAGAATTTAAGTCAGGAACACTATAGTCTTTTAAAAATGCAACATGTGGAACAGAGTATTCAATAGGAGGTTGAAACAATTGATCCATGATCACAACATCAGTATACTCAGAGGTTTTCTCAGCGATAAATTTTATTCGCTGAGAGTGTCCTAAGCCTCTATAGTATTGTGTCAAAAATCCAATAGACATTATTTTTTAGGAGCAGCTAAATAAGTTTCACCCATTGGGAAAATTTTTGTAATTACATCTGCACATGCTCTTGCTATAGCCATATGCTCTTTTTGAGTTCCGTTCTTCTCTCTTAAGTCGATATAGTGAATCCATGATCTTAGAGTTCCATTCATATACAATTTTGATTCAGTAAGCCCTTCAGGTAGAACTGCTCTAGCTTGTTCTTTGGCAATACCTCTTTCAATAGCCCAGTTGTATGCTTTAACTGCTGCTAGCCACACAAGATCTTGCTGACCTCTCCAACTTTGGTCTAAGGCGCTATCTTCAACATCAATTGAGTTTTGACGGTTTTTTGTGTCTTGCAATCTTGCTTCTCTTGTCACATGCTTGAGTGAGGTAGTAGGGTCAGCGTATCTTTGTGAAAACTCTTGAAACGAAAAAGAACGGTGTCTTAACATCTGTCTAGCAATATCTCTAGTAGTTGTTATTTCAAGACACACAGATACCATCTCAAAAGGTGACCAATGTTTTTCTCTGATTAGGTATTTTAAAAGTTTATCACTAGTTTCACTATTGTTTTGGTTATCAGGATTTGATACTCGTGCACAATAAGCTATAAGTTCTTGGATATCTTCTCCCACATAAAGCCCATCTTCTGGAGGCTGTGAGTAACTAATAAGTCTTACTTCCATTAATCATTCCTATCTTTATATTTATAATCTATAACTTTTCCTTTATCAAGGAATCCGTTTACATCTTCTCTAGTGTAAAACACGTCTTCCACAGGTTGCTTTTTGGTGTCATAGATATCTGGTAGTAATTTTTTCTTAATTTTTTGAATATAACTTTTTGCAGATTTATTTTTCCATTCAATTTCTTCTATTTCATCAACGTAATTTATTACCATTCGTGGAAGATAATTTACAGAAAAAGTTGCTATTTTTTGAGCAGGCTGTACAGTCTGTGCTTGTTGAAATTTATTTTCTATCAAAAGCCAAATTTCATTCCTAAATGAATATTCAAATGTAGAAATACCATCAGCAAGAGCTAACCCCTGTTCAAAAACAACATCTGTGTGAGATGAGCAAACTATTCTAAAATTAGGATTTTTTAGTTGAGGATAAATTCCTGTAGGAATTGGTGCTATTTGTCCAGGCTTTATTACTAAAGGTTTAGTTATACAAGCCCTAAGATCAAAGAAACTATCTAGTGAAGTATCTCGATTAAATTCCCAAGAGGTACTATACTCTTTCTCTAGACTTTTAGCAGTAGTACTTATCTCAATATTGATTTCACAGGCTGGAAAGTTTTTCAAGAGTCTCGTTTCCTTCTTTACCTGCACAGATTGCATCAACGCAATATTTTTTTAGATTTATCAGCTTTTCGTTTCTGACAAGAGTGTCTATTCCTGCATTAAGATTTTGAATATACTTAGACCTTCCCTTGATAGGAAGTGCCTCAATCAAATCATTAAGAGTTTTATACTCTTTTGCTAGAGTTTGCGCTCTTTTAGGCCCAATGCCTTCGATACCAATAATGTTATCAGACTTATCTCCTTCAATAATTCTCGACAGCATAAACTCTGATGGCACTAGTCCTAAGTCATCAAAAAGACTTTGTTTCGTAACTTCTTTTCTTCCGAAAATGTTGAAGATAGAAACATTATCATCAACAAGTTGAATTAAGTCTTTGTCTGAAGAAACAATCCAAGTATGGTCATACTTATCAGACACATTTTGAGTTATCCATGCTAAGAGGTCATCAGCCTCAACTCCTCGAAACTTTAATACTTCTTCGTCAAGTTCGTCTGGCAGATCATTAAGTACGGCAAAGAATGCTTCATACTTTTTGATCTCTTCCTCTTCTTTTGGTTTTTTCCGAGTGCCTTTATATTCCTCATGCATATCCATTCGATAGTAGCTTTTACCAAAATCAAAACAGACAATAGTTCTAGCAGCTTCATAAGATTTTGAGAGAGATTGAATCGTGCGAATAAAGTCAGCGCCAAAAGAGTCATAGTTAGGGCGTTGAAGCCAACGATAGGAAAGGTTGTTTGCGTCAATAATCAAAAGATTATTATAAGTGGAGTAGTCTGGCTCTTGCAGGTCTGCAAGGTCATTCCAAGATTTAGTCATAGTTATCTCCTGTATTTATAAATAACTATAACACTTTTAAGAGGAAGGAGCAAGGTCAGTTTGTTCTTTTATGGCGGTAATCCAGTCATCAAGCTTTGTTACTTTAAACTTACAGCCAAAAGATTTTATTTCAATATAGAAGGGAACCTCAATATCATCGTCAAAAGCGACAAAATCTTTAGAACGGTTCCACCTAAAGATTAAAAGAGGTTTTTTATTCATTACTTCAGCTTCACGAACCGCTTGTCTCCAAAAGTTTAATAAGTCTGTAGTTTTTGAAGTTAATAGATTGTTCCATTCTATATCTTTATAATGTTTACACTCTATAGCATAAGGCCACCAAGCAGTATCATGAGGAGTCCAAATATCACCTTTTAAATAGTCAATAGATCCTGATAGAGGAACTCGCCTAAATTCTTTTTCAAATTCAGAACTTAGCAGAGTAGCTATTTTTTGTTCATAAGCTGAACCTTTTGCTTTACTTTTATTATGAGCCATTTAGATCAGATAAAACCTTATTTGCAAATCTCTGGTTATCTTCATGATTTAGATGATTAGTAGTATTTACTCTAATCGATTCATAATCATAGGGTCCAGAGTTTATTAAGTTATTAACACCAAAGTAATATTCATCTTTGTAGTTTTCAGTATCTTCATGGTATCTTGGAAATATATTTCTGTAAAGCAAATATTTACATTTAAGTTGTGACGTTAGGTGATTTATTGCCCATGCCTGATTTTGTGCTGATAACCTAAAAGAAGCGTTAAATAAATAAGGTTTGATTATCTCTATGTTTGTATTTCTCAGATGAGACGACACATTACCTGATACAATAGTAGCATTAGGATTTGTGTATGTTATTTCATCGATGTTGGTTTTAAAATCTTTTATCGTAGCAGGAGGTCCGAATTCATTTTCATCGATCTCGAACCTCTCAGCCGCAGTCAAAGAAATAATGACACAACTAGGATTTAAGCTGTCTAGAACATACTGAATTTGATGACATATAGCAAAATTACTACACCCAACGATTGCTAAATTTCTTAACGGCATCTTTAATTTTTGGGCTACTATTGCGGGCCAAGAATTAAGGTCAGTTCCGTAACTAAAACTTTCTCCACAAACTACTAACATGATCTCTTTACATCAAGAGTAACACAGTGAAAGCCTCCAGAAATTATTCTATCATGACGTAACTCAAGAGGTATTGAGTCAATTCCATTCTGCTTAAGTTTTGTAATAAGCTCTGTCTGTTTCTTATCAACGATAGCAAGTTTATCGTTTATACTAATAAAGTTCATACCAATCCACTCACTAGCTCCCCAAGGAAGGCCAAACGGAGCTTCTTCAATAGTTTGACACTCATTTATCCAAATCTTATCCCATGATTTAAACATCTCAGGCTCATTTTCGGGAGTCACTCTAGAAGCGTTGTAAACAACTAACCCTTCTCGAACTGGGACAATAGTGCTATCTAAGTGAGCATAAGAATAAAGATCTTTTGCTATGTGAACTTTATAGTCTGAGCCTAATATTCTTTGAAGCCACTGACCGCCTTTTTCATTACCCGTATTACTGACTTGATACAGTATCTCATCATTAACTCTTACGCAATTTGCCGCTTCAAATAAAATTTCTTCGTTGTTTAGCGCAGGGACTCCCTTAGTGTCTTCTTTATAGTTTTCATCAAATAGAATAGGAACAGGAGCTTTAATCCAGTCATACCCTTCTTCGTAAAGCTTGTTAAATACTTCTCTATATGCCCATGTTTCAAACTGTCTATTCCAGATAGGGGACGGAGTTTCAATGATCTTATTACCAATAATGAGTGTAAGATCTCTTGGGCAGTGATAGTGCCAATTTTTACCATGCCAAGTAGGAGAGTAACAAGGTGCGTTTGCATATTGAGTATTGGGTCTATGCACAGTAACTCCGAGGTCTGTAAGAGTATCGGCAAGAGTGTTTAAATCTTCATTTTGTTCCTCAATAATTTGCTGTGGATAGAATCCTGTCCATTTTCTTACATATTCTTCTTCATACTCAGGAAACTGACACTTCATTACACTAATATTAGGAATTGGTATGTTTGCATAGTCAGCTGTTCCAACAATAATTTCTTCTAATGGGTCATAGTCGTTATTACATGTCAATTTTCATCCTCCCGTCCCAAATTCTCGAAAAACAAAGTCTATTTGTGTCTGTTCCTCTATTATATTCTGGATACTTATTGTTCCAGTCGATTCCGAAATATACGCAGTCAGCTACTTCTAACTCAAGACTTTCACACATAAATTTTTGATCTTTTCTATATTTGTCTACAATATACCAAGCAGGAAACTTTTGCATCATCTTAGTTCCTAAGTAGGCAGATAACAAGTTTATATAGTTATAGTTAGTTTCATTGATAACATACAGTTGATCTTCAAATTTTTTTCTTTGTAACCTGATACCAATTCTATGGTTTTCAACAGGAAATACTTTTGATAATGAACTGACAATGTATTCTATACAAGGATGTTCAAGATTAACTTTTAACGCAACAGAGATGTTGAGATACGCAAAATCTAACATCACTGGTACCTCAAGTTCATCACATTTGTTTAATATTTCTTCCAAGTTATCAGGCACAGTGCATGAATCAGAAAAAGGAATACTAATTAAAAGCACATCTCCTTCTTTAATATCATCTTCATCTAACCAAGCAAATCTTGCTGAAGGATACCAAAGGGCTTTCATCATTTGGTGAAAAAAGTATTCTCCTTTAGCGAGCCTAAGACGCTTAGTATCTTTGTATCGTAAATAAAATTGATAAAATGACTCTGTTGTACCGTTTGTAAAGCACGCTTCTTGAAAGTCTTTATGACCTGACATATCATGAGTAGAAAACATCCACTCTTTAAAAGTTTCTAAAAATTCAGCTTTAATTTGTTGAGCGTTATCAACAGTATAATTGTTTTGTAATGTAAATTGATTTATGATCAGATCTCTATGAGCGCATAAGTCAGAGTCATGAACACTATAAGCTCCACCGAAAGGCTTATCTTTATTATCTGGCAAATTTGTATATCTTACAGTCATTAAATTATTCCCAAGAGTATTTATCTTTTTTAGGGGTTCCCCAATTTCTATACATTATGATCTTGTTTATATCATCTACACTTTCAATAACAAGTCTTTCGTTGGCAAAGTGTAGTGTTACCCTGTTTTTTAGGGCTTTTTGTAACAGCTGCTCACAATCAGAAGGAAGTTGATATATACTACACATCACTATACCGTCAATCTTTTCTTCAAGAAAATGATCAAGAATAGGCATATGGTCTAGAAACTCATTCTCAAAGTGATAGGCATTATTAGTAATTTTACATTCATCTAAGTAATTATCAATTA